GTAAGAGACTTTTGTTCCTCTGGCGCACCTTTTGCCTGAGTTACATTAATCTCTTGATTCTTTTTATGCATTGCCAATAAAGCATGTGCATTTTCTGATTGTTGCTTAATCATACCAGTCAAGACTTCAATAGCCCGAGGATGTTCCATTTCATCAGCAACACTTTTGGCAAGTTGAAGACCTTCTTCACCTTGAAGTAAAAGAGTGCGTAAAGTAGACCGAACAAGGTCTAGGTCTTCATCATAACTAGAATGAACACCTTCTGGAATATCTTTTTTTGGCACTATGTTATTCATAAGCTATCTCCATTACCAGGATTTAATATAGAAATAGTACAATCTGTTACGCTATCTAAAGATTCCGCATCAAGCGGGAATGGTTCAACAATAATTCTTTCCATGATATCATCTGTCACGCTTGGGTCCACCTCATCAGTAACATCAGGATCTCTAAAGTCCACGATAGCCTTACGAATGATGGACGATCTAGAAATAGGACCATAGAACGCAGTCTTCATTTCAAAGTCAAGAGTGTAGATAATAGTGCGTCTACTCTCTAGCGCTCCATCATAATCATCACTGTAAGAAATACCAATAAGCGAGATTGGAATATCTTCTTTAATATCCGGATAGTCACTAAACTGTCTCATAGTAACAGTGTAAGCTGGATTAAAGTAAGGTAGAATTTGCTCTACAATCTGAACAGCATCCTCATTCGTTTTAGACAGAATGTTCAACTGAAAGTTAATGATGTATGGTACAGACGTGTAGAACTTCTTTCTAACGGTGCCTGTGTCATCCTGTTCAGAGAACGAGTTAACCTTTGGCAACTGTCTTACCGGATCATAGTACATCGATGAAATCTCAAAAGACATACGAGGAAGCTTAATGGCAATAAAACGCTCATCTTCCAGATCCGGAGACTGATTAATTCTATCTAGAAACTTCTGCTTAGGTGCATATGCTAGAGGAACCTTCATTTGGTCAATAGCATTGCCCGCTCCATCCTTACGAACCACGTATAGATTATTGAACATCGTACCAAAGGTAGCAACGCATTTACGGATCTTTTCATGGTAAAAGTGCTGCTGAAACATTACGTGGGTTCTCCGAATGGATTGGTTTCGCTAAAGTCTAAGATATCATCACCTTCAGTTTCAAAGAATGTATTCTGTTGATTATCAATATCTGGCATATTATCATCAACTGCAGTAATGTAAATCTTAGTTTCATCATCACTAATAAACTGAATTGTTGTTTGAATTACGGCAGAGTCTGCAATAAAGTTATGGAATAGCCCGTCATCTGCTGTAAGATTAGCAAGGTAAAGCTTATTTGTAGGACCGTCGTAGTTGACAATCTCGCCTGTAATTGTTACGTTATTAGCCAGAACCTGTTGAATTTTACTGTATCCACCAAAGTTAGAATCTTGTGTTCCAACCAAGCCGATAAGACCATCTCCATCTGCGATATCAGAAACAGAAATTGAAGCCCCAGCTGGAGACGTGGCACTATCAGAAATAGTAAGCACGGTTTGATAAGCAAAGTCTCTTTCAATACGATCTGCTTCAATACCGGTTTGGAACTGCTCTCCACTGTATTCGAAGAGTTCACATGTTAATCTATAAACAGGAAGATTAGAAAGCTGATAGAAAGGTCTCTCATCTTCTACTCTCATAATTTCAAAAATTGAATTTGATAGTGGAATATAAATTAAATCACCTTCATAAGGTCTTGACTGTGAGGATGATGCATCTTGCATGACTTCATCCCATCTTTTCTTTGATAGAACAAAGTTTGCCTGATCTCTAATCTCTACACCAAATCTTGTGAATAAATCACCATCGCCAGCATAACCATCGATGTTTTCAAGATACACTTCTACTAAGTGCGCATCATCAAATCTAGAAACCACATCTTCACTGAATACTGTATCTTTAGCCACAATTCTGCGAGGCATAAAGTATACGTCTTGACCGTACATCTTTAAAGACTCGATAACAATATTCTCATATAAATCTTGTTCGGATTTAACTTTTTGACTGAAGTAGAGGTTTGTAGCCATGATATTATCCTACGAAAAAGTCAACAGGAAGCTCATAGGTATTTCTTAACTTTTCCTCTAGTCTTTGCATTTCTAGTGTAGCATCATCGAAAAGCTGCCTACCGTTTAACTGTACGCCACCTGGAAGTTGCATACCTTCAAACTTGATTAAGTTTGCGCCCCATTGTTGTTTAATTGCTTGTGTGAGATATTCTTTTACAAACAAATCATTATATACATCAGTATGAGTTTCTGGGTCTACAATCTTCGATGTTTCAAATACTAAATAATCGTCTACATTAATGTTCTGTTCTGAAAACTCACCATGAATATAAACACGGTTTTGATGACGGTTAAAGTCAATCTGCGGCTGATCTGTTAGCATACGATCAATTAAAGATAGATATTGCTTAACTTGACTAAAGTGAGCCAAATCTCCAATAAAAGTATTCAAATCATAAATTTCATTTAATGAAATCTGATATTTGATGTCGAACATACCGGCAGAAGAACCGCCAGTAGAGTTAATTTGAAAAAGCTTTTTGATATAGGTAATACTATCATCAACTGTGATATACCCATTGGCTACGTCATCTGCTGTAACCTGGTGCTTGAGGAAAGTACGTACAACTGCATCAGTGTGGTATTCCTGAAACAGCTGGAGTGTGTCGTCCGTTCTATCTTCAAGCTGATCAATGTCAACATTGATTTCAATCACAGGAGCACCAAGTCTTCTCAGACAGTAATCAATTAGCTCATCTCTACTACTTGGTTGTGGCATGGTTCTTCCTTAAATAGTTAGTTATATCTATTTATTAAACCGAAGAGTCTGAGTCGAATACAATAGAACCAGGAGTATAAGACAAGGTAGTATATGTAGATGACATTCCAGCTACAAATTCTTGTGTGTCTTCATCATAGTAATAAGAGGAATCATAAAACACTGCAAAGTCTGGATGCTGTTGACATACGGAATCTCCATAATCCCTTACATAATTTTTAAATAATTCACTTTCATGGTTATCAGTGTTATGTAAGAATAATTCCATTTCTAAAAATTCTGCGACTGTCGGTACATCAGCTTCATCCGAATCTTGTTCATCGACAAATTCAAAGGATACATTTTTAAACCCATCTAATTGAGGAGAATTGACAATGAACATAATATTGTTAGAGTCTAGAGAGGAGGAATCTACAGTTTTTTCAGTTAAAACTAAATTCCAAGTTTCTCCAGAATCTCCTAATACAGAAGTTTTAATGCTAAATCCTGTGTCATTAATATATTTTTTTACAGATTTAACTGGTGTGCTATTAGGATCTAATCTAATGGCATAGACATTTTGTGATTTTGTAGTATCTACCGCCATGTCCGAAAGAACATTATAGTTATTAAATTTATTGATATCAAGAGACATTATATCACACTCCTTGTTTCTATCTCTTATTTATTACGGTGTTAAGTTTTTAATTAACAAAATCTGATTTAAATCATCTGGACCAAAGCCTTTGAAATCACTAGGATCACCAGTTGAACTAATCACAAGCGTTCCGCTACTGTCAATATAAGGTGATCTACCAGGCATAGTGCCAATAGTCAAGTTATCAATCGAACTCATTACTCTAAACAATGTAAATGCACCAGCACCAGAGTCTAGTGAATCGATAGTTCCGATAGGAGGTCTAGGCAAAAAGTCCGCATCTGTAATACCAAAGTTATCATCTAACGTTGATAAGTCACTTTCAAAATAATGACTGCTATCAAAAGGTGATAGAGAAAATCTATCTATATTTCTAAGAATAAAATTAGAATTCAAAGTGTAGTTTGTTGTGGTTGGATTGTACAACCACGGATGATTTGAATCATAAGTAGTCGCATTGGGGTTAGGCTCCGCCAAAGCTCTAATTGTAAAATGATCTAAATCGCTATACACATCAAACAAGATTTGCCCACCATCTGTGACAGAATCAAAAGTGCCAAATGGGCTGATTTGAACGCTATCATTATCAGTTGCGGTTATAAACATAATACCTGCAGCATCAGAATCAGAATCATAATATGCTTGCCCATATGGATTTATGGTATATCCGGATAGGTTCATTGCTGGATTGGGAGTAGAAAGATTCATAGTAACAGTTAGATCAGTAGCATCACCACCATTAGTTCCATTAGAATCTGCTCCTACGCCTAACTGTCCACCGGATACAGTAATAGACACTACTTCATTACTACCTTGTGCAACTGCGATATTATTCAGGTATGCAAGACCCCCGCCTCCTCCACCACCGCCTGCACTAGTAGAATCAGAGTAACCCGCAGCTCCACCTGCTCCGATAGCCATAATGCTAAACGAGTCTACACCTTCAGGAATAGTCCAAGTCGTAGGCGGTGCAGTGTATGTTGTAGATAATGTAGGAGTCCAGGTAACTGTTCCGTCATTTGTTGTTGCACCACCATCATGTGGATCTTCTGTAGCTACAGCAAACGTGATAACGTGGTCGCCACCTGTAGATGTTTCTCCGTTAGGAAATGCTGAGATAGGTGGATGGAATGGGTATAGTGCTGCTCCTTTGGTGATACGGACGTCGTCAATGTAACCCCCGTAAATACCACCTGCTATGGTTGTACTACCACCATAACGTCCCATACCAATGATAATATCATTGTTTGTGCAATTCATTGAGTAGGTAGTGGAGCCTTGACTCACCCCATTAACAAAAAGTGTCGTGGTCCCGGAACTTCTTACTACAGCTACATGATGCCAGTTGTTTAAAAGATTGGATATAGTACCAGATGTTATTCTTGCAGCACCACCTGACCAAACTCTTAATGATGTGGTTGTGATAGCAGTTAGTGTGAAACCGTCACTAATCCCACTTGCACCGGATGATCGAGTTTCGAGGATAGAGTCATCACTAGCATGGGTAGGGTAAATCCAACACTCGTAAGTGAAATCCCCTGTACCCATTGCTAAACTTGCATCTTGCACGTATAGCCTGTTTTCACTGGTGGCTGTATCGTCACCAAAATAGTAGGAGCTGCTGCCAAACTTGTAGGTCGTGGTATTCAAAGACATGGCATTATCGCCACCAGTCTCATCTACAGTAAGTGGAGAGGAAGACTGGTCTGTATAACTCTCACCATCCAGCAACAGAAC